ATGTCAGGGCATACGACACCATCAAAGAAATAAAAGATGACATCAAAGATTTTGTAGTTCCATGCAACTGCAAAGATTGCGTTAAGGGGTAACCATGTACCCCATTGACGATTCAGAAGCAGAGGAGATCAAAGCGGAGGCTCTGCACCAAAGACGCTACCGCTTCCAACTGCTCAACCACCCCGACTGCCGTGACCCCGACCACCCAACCTGTGAACTCTGTGAGGAGAATGATGATGACGCTTAAGCAAATTCTGCAAGCCACCCTAGTGGGCTTGATTCTGTCTGTGCCTTTCCTGATTGAGATTGCAAAGGAGTTAGTGAAATGAACAACCCACCAGCATTCCCACATACTGTTGAATACAGAGGTTCTGATAGTGGAGGAATCGTCCCTCATGGTGGCATGACCTTGCTGGACTACTTTGCGGCAAAGGCTATGCAAGCATTAATTGACAACGATGGTTTATTTTCAGAGATACCAACACAGGCTTACGAGTTGGCAGACGCAATGCTGAAAGCGAGGGAAGCATGAGCATCGAAAAAGACTTAGAAGAATTGATTGCCAAGATTGCGCCATCCAAAGACATCGCTGGTGGCTTTATGAGTCGTGACCAGATCATTCAACTCATCCGCAAGGTGGCAACTGACGCATCCTTGATCGGGTACTGCCACGCTGAGAAGTTGACCAGAGAACGCATGGACAAGAAACTCACAGCCATTGAGCTAGAGTTGAGCATCATCAAGGAACAACTCAAGGACACTGAACTTGATTTGATCGTTGCAACCAAATGAGCCACTGGCACAAAGTCATCATAGCTTTGCTTTGTGCTGGCTCACTTTTTTACTTTGATTCAAAGGAGACAACAAATGCTAGAAACCATAGTAAGTTTCATGCTGATAGTGATATTCGGATTCGCATTGGGAATAGCAGTCTGCGTAGCATTTGTTATGTGGTTACTAAAAGAAAGCGAACAAGAGTGAAATGTCCAGTATGCGAGAAGTGGGTTAAGACCCTTGAGACACGAGAAAGAAAAGACAAGTCAACCTACAGACGCTATGAATGCGCTAACTTGCACCGATTCGTGACCAAGGAAAAGATTGAGAGAATTCTGGTAATTAGCCATAAAAAAGGAAAGAAATGAGTGAATCACTGAACCGCAAGAGACAGATTGAGGAGTACAAGACCCAGCAACAGGTCTATGACGAGCTACGCAATGACATCCTTGAACAGGTTGCTGTTGAGATTGAGAAGATGCAAGGATTTGGGAAAGATACTCTTGATTCGTTTGGGATATTTATTAGGAGGATGAAGAAATGATTGAAGTATTGAAACAACTGGTGGATGCCTTAGAAACTTATGGTGATAAGCATCGAAAAACTTATCTATTAGAGGGTGCTTGGGATGAGGAAATAACAAAAGGCGATGCCGCTATTCAAGCAGGAAATAAAACCATCAAAGAGTTGGAAAGCCAAGAACGCAACTTCTGCCAACGATGTGGCAAACGATTGGGCAAACGATTGGACGGCATCGATAGCATTCACACCTGTACACCACCACAGGAGAAGAACACATGAATTCAGCATGGGACTACAAAGGTCAACCTTCAATCTGGACAACAGACTCGAAACTCAAGATGATTACTGTGGCAAAGATGAATGGTGAGAATCGCAGAGAGCAGATCAGGAAGACAGAGCAGTCTTTAAATGAACGCAAGCAATGCCTTACCTACTCAAAGGCAAATTCCAAGAAATGATTGTCAATCCATCAGATACTTAAAGGTATTAAATTTACTCATATATTATTACTTATGAGTTGCTTGCAAGTGTCACATTCTTCCCTTAAAGTTTGTTTGCGGGCTGTTCCGCAATCAATTTATGGAGTTAAAAATGTACAAAGTTGAAATTTTGATTGGTGATGGTTGGGGTTTTGATGATGAAGAAAAGTTGGTAATTGAAACCACTGATTTCGAAAAGGCTCAGATTATTCAAGAGTTCATCGAGTTCCAAAAAGATCACGGTTGGGCTGTTGAATATGATGTTGTCACCGAGTTTGACGATGAGGAAGAGTACGAAGACGAAGACGAGTATGCCGAAGACGAAATCGCTGAAGACGAAGAATCCGAAGAATTCGAAATCGGAGAGACTGTAGAAGACGAAGATGGCTTGGTCTGGGAGCGTGTGGCATAATATTTATGCAGTTGTTATTCAGGGGGGTCTTCGGACTCCCCTTTTTTTATTCTCTATTCGCAAATACCGAATCAAATATCATGTTCGGCTTCTATGTCTCTAGCTAACTGTCGCCAATCAAGACTGCGTGTATACAGTGTATATATACGCTCATCGCTTAGTGGCTCAGATCGGCGGTTAAGCCTTTCATTGGCTCTTGCTAATTCAAGTTGTGTTTCATGCAATATTGTGTGCAATTCTTTTATCTCAGACTTGAGATAACTTACCAAATCAGACATCGTAAATCTTCCCTCTAAACTGAATTTGGTTTTCGGCATACTTAGCCACCAGTTCCGGCCATAGCAACTTGCCATCGTGGAATGTAAGTATGGCAAATCCACTGCGCCAGTTGGTTGGGGACAGCTCTAAGTAATTCTCAAACTGCGGACCATCAACATCTGCCAGTGTTCCGGTGTCTACCCCATATCTCGTCCCATGATAATCATCGAATGGCGTTACTTTTAAGGAATGTAAGTGACCACTTACGAAATTGACCCCAGATTGTAAGGTGTTATTATGGGTGGCATGAATTCCCCCCTTCCAACGGTGTTTAACGATGGTATTTTCAGTAGGCCAGCATGACCAGCAAGGTGTCCAAGCAGGGAAGTGGTCTTTTAAGCTAAAGCCTTTGACAAACTCATATTGCGGCGCATTGGCAGCTAAACGCGTCTCAAATCGAGCATCATGATTACCCAATGGGAAAACCAATTGGACATTGTGTCTGGCTTTCTTGGCGGTATCCTCAATCTCGCCCATTGCAATCTCACAGGCTTTTAATTCTTGAATTACGCTGGGGGTGGAATCGTAGCCGATCCTTGGGTAGCGGCTAATCGAAGCGCCGTCAAATATGTCACCGTTAGCAATGACAGCCTTGGGCTGAAACTCTTTGATGGCCCAAAGTAATCCCTTGAATGCGGTGGTGTGAATGCCAGGCCAGAAGTGCGCGTCACTGAAAACGATCACCGTGCCATCCAAGATGCCAAGTTCTTTTCGGGCTGGATTAGGTTTCTTTGAAACATTGAGAAGTGGCTTTTTCGCTTCTAGCGATTTACCATACTTAATCTCTATATTTCTGCGCCTACGGCTCAAATTCCTTGGATTCATCCCTGTAGCTTTAGCTATTGCTTCAGCGGATTGGTAAGTTTCCCAAAGCTCAAGGAAATGCTCATCAGAAATTTTCGTCATATTAACCTCACAGTTGGCACGAATCTAAACAAAATCAATGACAAGCAAATGAAAGTTAATGTAAATAACTTTTCCTTGAGATTAAGCAACTAATCCATTCAAATACTGTGTCTTTCCCGCAACCCTAGTCGCAGTCAATTCTTGTTTCTTGAGGTTGTTTGGGTCATAAGACACATGAACCCAGCCAGAATCAGGGATTCCTTGGGTGTAGAACTCTAAGATCAATTGCGTGTAGTCCAAGTTGTCCATAATCCATTGAGCCAAATCAGCATTGGCAACACCAACAATCTCAATATCTGCCGCCTGACCCTTGCAGTGGTCAGAGGTTTTAGAACCACCGACTGCCGCATTTGACTCAGGGCTACGGTAACCAGAGTTCACAGTCACCGATTTACCAAAGTGTTCACGAACAGGTTGAAGCACCTTCTCGCAAAGAGTCTTCAAGTTCTCAAGTGCCTGTTCATCAGGTGTATTGTCTAAACCCAAACGAGTTGCAGTGTCTGACTTTGTGAGTTCTTTCAGGGTGAAGTTGGCTGATAAATTCATGGTTTTGCTTTCAAGGTTTCGTAGATGGATTGGTAGGCTTGCTGACAGGCTGTGAGTTGTCTGATTGCTTCATCTCCTGAGTCGGTGATGGAGACAAGAGATCGAGCAGTCTCTGCGTCAAGTTCGGCTCTCTCTTCACCGCTATCTCTGGGGGCAGGGGCGGTATCTGTGGTGGTTTGTAAGGGGCAGTAGGTTGCTTTGACAGGAATCCGCAACCTGAGAGCACCAGAATCAATGTCAGCATTACGCTTTTGTTGAACAAGTTTTGCATCTTGATTTGCTTTCTGAAGTTTAGTGGCTTGGGTTTGAATTGCTGAAACTAGGATTTGCTCTTTCTGCCTAGCCTCTGCATTTAGTTTGGCAATCTCAAGTTGTTGACGAGTTACCTCATCCTCTGAGCCTTTCCAGTACCCACTGCCAAAGGCACTCAGCACCGCCAAGACGATGCCAAGAAGCACATAAGGGTTAAAGATACTCATTCGCTTGTCTTCCCACGAACATAGGCTTGTGCCGCCATGAAAGCAACCACAATCGTACCCATTGCCGCACAATAAGTTGTGGTGAGTCCTGATAAGGCATTGACCTTCTCTAAGGTTACCCAAGCAGAGGCCAAGAATGCAATCAAAACAGGAGGTGCGCCAAGTGCCGCCCATGCCATAACTCTTTGTTGGTCAGCCATCTTGTCAAGGTTTTCTATATGAATCATGCGCTCAGACCTTGCCAACTC